CGCTGACGCCTGAGCCGCGACGCGGTATGATGCTTTCATCCTAGACGACTCGGGAGGTCGCTATGACAAACGGAACGGATCGGAAGACGAACGAGGTGGCGCTGCTGGTCCTGCAGGCCGCCTTGTAGATCGCGGCGATGGGCGCGCTGCTGGCGGGGGCGGTCCTGTGAGCGCCGCAACGGCGAACCCGCGCGAGGGCGCGGAGGTCCCGGCCGGCGCGCCGTGCCTGACCACGGGCGGGGACTACTTCGACGGGCTCTACACGATCGCGCGGGCGGATGGAGCCGGGCATCGGACCTTCTCCCTCGAGCGCCAGAAGCCCGACGCCGACTTCGCGCCGGGAGAGCGGATCTTGTACCTGCTGACCGGGCCTGACAACGCGGCCGACTCCAGCTCGTGGACGCCGTTCGCCTTCGTCAAGATGGCGTCCGATCTCGCCAGCGGCCGCCCGTTCCCGCGTGTCTACGTGTGGAAGTCCAAGCGCGGGACGGTCGGCGTCGAGCGGTCGGCGTGGGAGGTCTACGCAGAGATGTTCGACGACATGGTGCGCCGCGGGATCCGCCGTTTCCGCTCGGCGGTCGACGGGCAGATCCGTGAATATCGCCTGATGTTAGCGAAGACCTGCATGCGCTGTGGACGCCTGCTGACCAACCCGACCAGCCTCGACTCGGGGATCGGCCCCGAGTGCGCCAAGAAGTCCGCCGGCGGATAGCCGGGCATCACACACGGAGGCGGGCGCGGGGCGTCCAGCCTCGGGGAGAAGAGGAACCGAATGCGGGGAAAGGCCGAAGCGTTCGTGCCGGCGACCAGGACGGGCACGATCTGCAAGCCGAGCGGGGAGGTCGACGGGCGCAAGCTCGATCGCCTCCTGCGCCACCTGTTGGACGTGGGCGGGTGGGAGAAGCCGATCGGGATGCCGACTTTCGTCGGCAAGCTGCAGCGGTGCGTCGAGGACCTCGGCCTCCGGTGCAACCCGGTAAGCCGCCTGAACGGAAAGACCGCCGTCCCGGGCTGGTACCGCCCGATCGAGTCGAAGAAGGACGGCGGCACGACCTGCCATCGCTCGTGTCCGTACCGGTGGGCGGACCCGCCGGCCTGGGCCGACCCGGACGACCCCGGGGCGCGCGGGCCGGGCTCCTGTTACGCGCTGCATTCCTTCGTCGGATGGGTCCAGGCCGCCGCCCTGGTGGACGTCTCCGCGTCCGTCGTGGCCGCCGCCGTCGCAATGGTCGGAGCCGTGAGGTACTGGCTCCAGTCCCGGGGGCACGTGGCGGGCGACTTCGGGAAGGACGCCGACTCGGTGGATTGGGGCTACGTCCGCGGACTCGAGGCCCTGTGTTCCCGGCTTCAGCACGAGTTCGGCGCGCACGTCCCCCTCGCGTGGACTTACACCCACTTCGAGACCCCGGATGTCCCCGACCTGATCCGTGACCTCGCGCACGTCGGGTTCGTCGTGCGGCGGTCCGACAGGTGGGAGCCCGGCGGCGCCGTCGTTGCCCCCTTCTCCGAGGTCGCGACCCTGCGCCGCATGACCAGCCTCGACCTGGTGAAATGTCCCGCGCAACTGTCGAAGGACGTCACCTGCGCCACCTGTCCGGTGTGCGTGAAGTACCCGCGGAAGACAGTCGTCTTCGAGCCGCACGGGCCCGCCGCGGCCGCCATTGCCGAAAAGGCGAAGCTCGTGTTCCTGAAGGGGTGGGCCCCTTCAACCCCCGGGGGAGCGGGAGGGGATCCTTCCTCCGGCAGACCCACGCTGAAGGAGGTCGCCCGATGAAGACGGATGCCAGAAACGCGACAACCACGCGGTTCCTGCAACGGGGAATGGGGGGCACGGGGGCGCCCCCCGTGACGAACGTCTGCCGGTGGACGTGGATGGCCGTATCGGCGATCCGCGAGGAGGCCCGCCGGCGCCGCGAGGAGCGGGAGGCCGGCCAGGCTGCCGCGGCCGGCGAAGATTCGGAAACGGCGCGGTTGTGCCGTTCCGGGAATACGGAGGGGATGGAATGAAGAATGGAGCCGGGACGTGCGTCATACCGGTTGATTCGGAAGGACGCGGAAAGCGCGTAGCCGTGGGCTTTTCGACGTGGAGGCATCCGGCGCGTGAAGAGGTCCTCGCGCTGACGATGTGGGAAGACCGGATCGTGACGGGGATGCTGGCGGGGACGCGCGGGGTCGTGTTCCGCAACCCGGAGCAGGCCCGGCGCGTGCTGGCCCTGGGCGGCTTCCGCTGCCTCGCGTCGGAGGGCGAGTGGCCGAGCCTGGCCAGGGACGTGCCGGCGGAGGAGCCGGCGGTCAACCCCGTGCGGCGGCTGGTGCCCGGCCTGTCGGCGATGCGGGTCCGGGCCTGCATGACGCAGGCGGAGCTCGGGGAGCGCGTGGGCAAGTCGGGCAGCGCCATCGCGAGGTACGAGGCGGGCTCGCGCCTGCCGGACGTGGGCGAGCCCGAGGCGTTTGCCGCGGAGCTCGGGTGCCGCGTGGAGGACCTGTACGAGAGGCCGACGACGAAGGAGCCCAGGCCGGGCGCGGCGTGGCGGGACACGGATCGGGCGGTGCCGACCGAGGCCGCGACGACGCTGTTCAGAAGCACCGTCCCGACGAAGAAGGCCGGCGGGAGGGCGAAGGGGTGAGGGCGGCGCGACGCCGCCGATGCCGGGTTCGGCGGGCGGCCCGGAGGCGTTGGGAAAGGCTGCTGGCCAGAGTGCTCAAGTGGTGGCCGAAGGACCTGATACGAAAGGGAGAGCGATGACGACGGCGACGACGGAACGACGGGACGTGAACGGCGAGGCGGCGGCCATCAGGGCGCTGCTGAAGAAGGCGACGAAGTACGCGGACCTCCGTGAGGTGGCCGGGTGCGAGGACGAGGCGGGCGGGATCATCCGTGAGCTGGTGGTCCGGCTGGCCGAGGTCAAGCATGACCTGCGGTGCGTGCTGCAGGCGGCGAACGACATCCGCATGGGGCCGAACCTGTGGGAGGTGCTGGAGCCGATCGACGAGGTGGCGGAGAAGTACGGCGTGCAGGACAGGCGGGGCGTCTTCCTCGAGTGGCTCGAAGACCCGGAGGGCGTGCATGCCCGCCTGTGCAGGAGCTCGCTGGCGGGAAGAAGGAGCGGCGCGGAGGTCATGGCGGAGGTCGGAGCCGCTAACCTCGGAGGTGGCCTGTGAATCTCAAGTGCACGGATGGAACCCCGTTCATCTCGAATGGCACGTCGTGCTTGAAGCCGTGCGACCTGCCTCCGAAGTGGCGGTGCGACAAGTGCGGCAAGTTCATGTACGGAGCGCACGGGGCCGCGACCGGCGGGCGGAAGGACCTGTGCGCCGGTTGCACCGCCGACGTGGTGGACGCGTTCAGCGGGTGGGTGCCCGGGGCGGACGTGGCCGCGAGCAAGCCGGCGCACGTCCCGCCGGCGGCCTGCGCCGTGCCGAAGGCGGAAGACCTGCCGGACGGGATGAGGTGGGCCGTGAAGGGCGCGCCCGGCGTGGGGCGTGAACTGAAGCAGGCGGCCCGCGAAGTCGAATTGCGCGAAGGGGTGAACGTCCTGCCGCGCGGGTTCGCCACCCCTTCGCGTCCGCTGCCGCCAGTCCAGGAGTCGATCTGGCAGGCCGCAAAGCGCATCCTGTTCGGAGGTCGACGCTGATGAACGGCGAGGCGTGGGGCCTGTGGATGTACGGCCTGCAGCGGTGGGCGGTGGACGAGAAGGGGACGATCCTCGCATTCCCGGCTAGGGGAGCGGCGGTCGCGCAGCTCGGGCGCGACTATCGACGGTTCGACCAAACCGAGGTCCAGGAGTTCGGGGCTGACGGCCAGCCCAGGCCGAAGGTGGTCGGGCCCTTCTGGGCTTCGGCGGAGGATCTCGAGGGCGGCTTCGGTCGGTTCCGGTGCCAGGTACAACTGCCCATCGGCGACGGCAAGCTCCTGGTCCTGGCCGAGCGGGGCGGGTTCGACAGCCGCGAGGAGGCGGCGGCCTGGGGTTCCGGGGAGGCCCGGCGGTTCGAGCAGGTCAGCGAGGCCGTCGAGGTCGTCCAGCGGCTCGACATTGACCATGAGATGAAGACGAACCTGCTGCGGATCCTGTCGGGCCGGCGGGTGCGGACGGGCGACGACCTGCTCGACGAGCCCGTGCCCATGAGGTACCACGAACGGGCACCCGATGGGACGCCGCTGCTGCTCGGGTGCGAATCTTCCCCTCCCTCGCGTCCCGTGCTCGGCGACGACGCCGAGGACGATGCGATCCTGGGGCCGTGCGCCTGGTGCGGTTGCCTGCCGTCCGAGCACATCGTCGATCCGGGCGGCGAGGTCGGGACGCTGTGCCCTGTCCAAACCCCTCCCTCGCGTCCCGATGAGGGGTGAGCCGTGGGAAGGGTTCCGCCCGACTTCGAGCGCCTGTTCCGCGAAGTGCGGAGCGGGACGTACGAGGGGCCGACTCCTGACCAGCTGGCCGACGTGATCCTGATCAGTCCGACTTGGAGGAAGATGATGGCGAAGCCGAAGTGCAAGGTGGCCGCGGATCACGGCGTGGCCGTGGCGAAGGGGTACTGCTCCGGATGCTGGTCCGAGGTGACCAAGCGTGGATGGGAAACGCGGCGGCAGCGCGAGGTCGACAAGGCGAACGGCATCGTCGCTCCTCGCGTGACCTCCGGCCGCAAGCCAGGGGCCGCCGTGAGCGGGCGCCGTGCCGTGGAGCCGGCGAAGGACGCGAAGCCTGGCCGGCCGACCCTGGCCGAGGCTGCGGCGCTGGAGGCGGTCTACTCGGCCACGCCGGAGGAGGCCGCCGCGTTGAGGGCCGCCGCCCATCTTCGCGTTGAACCGCCGCCGGCCGACGACCTGCCGGAGCCCGTGGAGTTCCTAGACGCCGGCCTGGCGGAGCGGGCCCGCGGATGGACGTACGCGACGCCCGACAAGAAGGCCGTCCCGTTCGTGACCGCGACCGAGGTCTACGCTTGGATCGCGTGGGCCATGCGGGACAAGATGCCGATCGCAGCCATCGCCGGCCGCCTGGGCGCGGAGGAGTACGACGTCGAGGGCATTGTCTCCGACCTGCGGCACATGGGCGTCGAGGAGTTCAAAGCCCTGCTCGCCCATGCCCCGCAGAAGGCGATGGAGAAGGAGAAGGGCGCCGACGAGCTGGCGCAACTGAAGGCCGCCGCCTGCGGCATGCGGACGGCCGTCGCCCTGCCGATGCCGTCCGCGGTCGCGCCGCCGCCGAACGGGAAGGCCGGTGGGTGGGCCGAGGCCGCCGAGCGCATGCGCAACGAGCCTGACGAAGACGCGGAGCCGACGTGTCCCGCCTGCGAGGGCGTGGCGCTGGTCCGCGGGTCCTGGTGCCCGGACTGCGGGCGGGAGGGGGTGGAGCCGGTCGCGGCCATCGAGCCCCCTCCCCCTCCTCGAGTCCAGGACGAGCCCCAGCCCGTCGGAAACGACCGCCACGAGGCGGGACCGCCGGCGGCCGCGCCTTTGCCTGCCGAACTCCCGGCGGGAAGCCTGGAGGCCTACGGGCCGTCCGCGCCCGACCTCGGCGCGGACGGGTTCCCAAGGACGCCCTTCGGCGAGAGGGCGATGGCTGGTGACGGCGTCCCCGTGGACCCGACTGCCGCAGCCTCGGTGGACCTGGTGGGGCCCGTCGACCAGCTCGAGCGGTACGAGGAGATCCGGCGGTTCCGGGACGGCCTCGCCGCCGACCTGATCATCCGTCCGCCGATGGAGGAGGAACGGGGCGGCTCCGCTGAAGAGGATTCCAGTTCGGCCGGCGTCGGGAGCGCCAGGGTCGACGCGATGGTTGGAGCCAGCCGCGCGAACCGCGTGGGCGCCCTCCTCGCGTCTGCCGACCTCTGGGAATTCCTGTCCCTGCCGGCGGAGGTACGCCACGCCGTCGCGACGATCGTCGGGTTCGTGCGAGGCGACTGAGTGACGCGAGGAGGACGGGAGCCGATGCCGCGTTCGATGGGGCACGCCGTCGAGAGGATCCGCGATAGGTACGGCCTGGAGGTGGACGAGGAAGACCTCGTCACGGTCTGCGCCGGGATCGCCGGGAAGTGGACCGGCTTCCGGTACCTCAAGCCTGGACACCGCGGACAAGAGGAGTGGATCGTCCCGCTGTATGACGCGGAGGTCCGCGTCGTATGGGACCGCGTGAACGAACGGATCGTGACGGCGCTGCCGCCGTGGCTGGAGAAGCCGCCGCGCGACGAGGGCCGGTCAGATAACCCGTACAGGAGGCGAATCAAGCGCGCCCTCGTGGAGCGCGTCGAGAAGCGGGAGCGGCGGGACGTGGAGCGCCAGCTGCGGGAGGAGGTGCACGGGGCGTAGGAGGTCCGGAAGCAAGCGCAGGGAGGAACGGGAGGCCATGGAGGGCTGGGCGTTCGAGGGCGCGGGGACATGCCCGCGCTGCGGATGGAACGGGTTCATGTGGAGCCGGGGCGGGAAGGCCTTGTGCTCCGACTGCAGGAGGAACGAACGGATGGGAGCAGCGAGCATGCTGATGAGGTTCAGGATCTTCTCCGCCGACGTTGGCGGCGAGGTGGAAGGCGAAGCGAAGCCGGTCGCCTGCGCGGCGAACCGGCCGACCGCGGAAACGTGCGCGGAGGCCCTGTCGAGGGAATCGACGGGCGTCCTGGTCGTGGTGGACTACGGCAACCACGAGGACCCCGAGATCGAATCGACGTGGCGCAAGGGCGCCCGGGCGAGGAGCCGGCGATGAGCGGGGACAGCGTGACGAAGGGCGGGGTCTTCGGACTTGGCGAGGGCGCCGAGATCCGCGAGGCCGAGGCGCGTGAAGAGGCGGCCCATGAGGCGTACGTCCGCTTCGCGAGGAAGCCGATGTCGGGCGAGGAGATCGCGAGGAGCCTGGGCCTGCCGACCGGGGCCGAGGTCGCCGCGATGCTGATGGCGATGCCCGTGAAGGAGCGCCGTCCATGACGCCGATGGAGTGGCTGATCCTGCTGGCCGCCGTCGTGGCGGCCTCGCTGATGGAGTACCGTGCCGGCCGGGCGGAGGCCCGCGTCGAGGCGCTCGAGCGGAAGATGGAGGCGATGGGTGTGTACCTGTCCGACGTGGTCGTGCTCGATGGCCCGGAGTTCGCGGAGGCGCGCATCACGATTCACAACGAATGGCCGCGCAAGAAGTGGGCCGAGTACGAGCTCACCTTCACGAGGAACGTCCCGCGGCCGGATTGGGAGAAGGACCTGTGATCCGTGTGACCGTGGAGCTGCTGCCGTTCGGCAGCGAGGTGAACAAGAAGACCCTCGGGGTCGCCCACATCGCCAACGACGCGACGGGGTCGCCCGACGTGGGGAACTACAACGTGGCGCTGACCAAGTTCGGAGGCGCGACGACCCGCGGCTCCTGGTGGCGGCGCGGGAAGGTGACGGGCTTCAAGCGGGTCGGCGCCTGCCTGCTGCCCGGGATGGTCAAGGCCGTGGAGGTAGCCGATGCTGAGGCTGCCGGCGTGGGAGGTGCGCCGTGAAGGAGAAGCCGATGCCCGTCGAGGTCCTGCTTGACGGGCGGGAGGAGACGACCGACAATGGTCTACGGTTCTTCATGTGGGAGCATCGATTCGGAAGCCCGTCGAAGATGTACTCCGGATGGGAAGCCGCGCCGTCCGGGATGACGTTCGACCATGGGTTCGCGTGGATGGCCGATCGAATCCGCCATAAGGCGAAGGCGATCCTGGAGGAGTACAACCCGGGGATGGTCTTCGCTGTGCGTCTGTCGCGGGATGGGAAGGTGTGGCCGTGACCGCCCACCAGCGCACGATGAACGCGATCGTGGCGGCCGTGGCCGAGGCCCTCGACGTGTCGCCCGTGCGGGTGCGCCAGGGCGACGGGGAGACGCGCGCCAGGCCCGGGAGCCGGGTGGCCGAGGCGCGGGCCGTGGCGGCGTGGATCGCCGTCCGCCGGTTCGGCCTCGAGCCGCGCGCCGTCGCCCGATGGTTCGGGGGTGCCGTCCGAACCCGCGAGTGGTGGGAGCGGTCAGCGCGCCGAGCGGGAGCCCCTTCCCTCGCGTCCGGCCTGGTGGCCGCGGCCGAGCGGCGGATGGGTCGATTGGGCTGAAGGAACTTCCAGCGTAGGGCGCTGAACAGGAGGGGCGGGAGGTCCTGGGCGGAGTCCGCCTTCGGCCACCCGATAGACGGACGGGAGGCCGAACGAAAATGCCTGCATTCGGGTTGTGGAACGACGAGCGGAGCGCGTGGCTGTCGGAGGAGGCGGGGGGCGGATACCCGTTCCCCATCGAGTTCACGGACAGGGGGCCGGCCGAGGCCACGCTCAGAGCATTGACGGAGGCCGGCGCACCGTTCGCGGATGGCGCAGAGGTCGTGGAGTACGCGGCCGACGGGTTGCCGCAGAGGGAGCCGAGGCTCCGCTTCAGGTACGCCGTGGAGGCCGTGCAGGAGGCCGAACAGTTAGCGACGAGGTACCGGGTCCACGAGTACGAGAAGGGTACGGCCGGCGGCCGCGAGTGGACCTCGACCGGGTGGAGCCAGGGCGAGGGGTCGTCCTACGCGAGCAAGCAACTGGCGATCGTCGCTGTCCTCGAGCGGGCTGAGGCCAGAGGTATCGCGACGTGGCACGACGTTCGATGGGCGGACAATGTCGGGATCGCCGTGACGGAAGCCGAGGTGTGCGACGTGGCGAACGCCATCGCCGGTGCGGAGGCTGTCCGTGTCGCGTCGATGCGACCAGCCACGAGGATTGCCTATGACCTGCGACGCGAGGAGAAGGGATTCGTCGCGTACGAGTTCCGATGCGACCAGCCCGGCGCGTGGGTCCCGACCGGATGGAAGTGGGACCACCCTACCGAGGTCGGCGTGAGGCGTGGCGTGGAGCGCCGGGCGTGGGCCTGCCACAGGATCCCCGTCCCGGAGTGGTTGCCGACGGACGTTCCGGCGTGGGTGAACGATGGGAACGTCGAGCTCGCCGAGAAGTGGCAGAAGCGGGCCGAGGAGGCCGAGGGAAGCCTGAAGGCTCTGCGCGTCGCCGTCGAAGGGATGGAGCAGCGGATCAAGGAAGCGTGCGCCCAGTGGAAGGTGTGCGAGGACGAGCTCGAGGAGCAGCGGGCCGTCGCCGACAAGCTGGGGAAGGCCCTCGCCCGGGCTTGGGAGGCCGTGACCGAGTGGGCGATGGAGGGCGGCCTGAGCCTGGAAGAGGGCGACGACCTGGCGGACGTGATCCGCATTGCGAAGGACAGCGCCGGGCATCGGAAGGCGGCGGTGCGCCTGCTGGTGGACGTGCTCGGCGACCTGCTGGAGAAGATCGAGGAGAACGTCGGGCAGCATCGCATGATCGCCATGGGTATCGACAAGGAGTTCCATCGGGCGCAGCGCGTGTGGGCCACGGAGAAGGCGGTCCTGAACGTGCACGACTTGCGGATAACCGTGGAGAAGCATCTCGGTCAGCCGCCGCAGGCGTGGCGTCCGTCCGACAACGAGATCCAGGCCGCGAAGAACGCCCTGCACAACGTCCACGTCCATGCCGTCCGCCTGTACGAAGCGGCCGCGAAGGAGCAGGAGGAGGATCTGCGCGGTATCCTGGCGGCGTCCGAGCTCGGGCACATCGCGCTGAGCGAGCCGCAGGTCCCTGAAGAATTGGCGGAGGCCGTCGCAGACGTGGAGTCCGACCAGCCGCCGCAGGCCGAGCCGTTCATGGGCGGGCCCGAAGCGGAATGGGCGGCCGCCATGGGCGTGGAACTGGCGCAGCCGCCGCAGGCCGAACGTCCGAAGCCGTGCGCGGAGGCCGCCTACTTCTTCGCGCTCCTCGGCCACGACAACGGGGAGGCCTGAGATGACGAATCGCATGCGTGTCTCGATCGTGTTCGGAATGGTGGGAGGCGTCCTGCTTGTTGCCTTCGTCTTCGGCGGGTGGGGGACGCGCGCCATCATCGGCCTCAACGGTGCCGGCCTGGCGGTCGCCGTGCTCGACGCGAGGAGGTCCGGAGAATGAAGGCGCTGACGCTGCATCAGCCGTGGGCGACGGCGGTCGCGAACTTCGGAAAGCGCGTGGAGAACAGGACATGGGCGCCGCCGCCGTCGCTGGTGGGCCGGCGCCTCGCGATTCATGCGGGGAAGACATGGGACCGTGAAGGGGCGAGGCTCCTCGCCGAACGGTTCGGGTTCAGGTGGACGAAGGAGCTGGAGGCCGCGTTCCCGCGAGGGGCCGTCGTGGCCGTGGCGACGCTCGTCGGGACGTTGCCGTTCCCGGCCTGCGGGCAACGTCCCGAGTATTCCAGGCTGGTCGCCGCGGAGCGTGACAGCTGGTGGTTCACCGGGCCGATCGGATGGGTGTTGGCGGACGTGGTCCCGATCGCGTCGGTTCCGTCGCCGGGCAGACAGGGCCTGTGGACGCTGTCCGACGAGGCCGAACGGGCCGTCGTGGAGGCCGAGCGGTTCGGGACGATGCTGGAGGCCCGGGCTTGGGGCGAGCCGACCCAGGCCGACTTGGACTTCGTGAAGGCGAGAGACAGCCTGAAGGCGATCGTCCTCCGAGGATGCGGAGGCTTGCGATGAGCGGCCTTCGCGATGAGTTCACCCTGGCCGTGGCGTCCCAGGAGCTGCAGGAGGAGATCCTGGGCATCATCGCCGTCGAGCCGTTGGGCGCGCCGGCCATTGCGAAGCGCTTGTGTCCGTCCCGGCCGGCCTGGGCGTTGTCCGAGGTGGCCGCCGCGCTGAAGGCCCTCGAGCGGGACGGGTTCGCCCGGTGGAACCGCGGCGGGTGCGTGTGGGAGGCCGTATGAGCAGGATCTTCGTGAGCGGACCCTACACGGCCCCGACCGAGCGCGAGCGGAACGCGAACGTGGCGACGGCCGCCATCGTCGGCATGGAGCTGGCGCGCCGCGGCCACGATCCGTTCGTGCCGCACCTGTACCACTTCCTCGACGTCGCCGCGGAGGAGGCCTACGGGGAGCGCCTCCCGTACGAGGCGTGGATGCGCGCCGATCTGGCGTGGGTGGAGCGGAGCGATGGCCTCCTCTTCCTCGCGTCATCGCCCGGGGCGGATGTCGAGAAGAACCTGGCGCTGGACATTCCGATCCCGGTGTACTACATGGGCTCCGTGTGGGACGGGCCGTTCGACGACAAGTGGGTTCGGGCGTTGCCTGGGCTCCTCATGGAACTTGGATTGTGAAGGAGGACAAGCCGTGAGCGCCGAGGAGTTCGAGCAGGTCCGGCAGGCGCAGGCCATCGCCGTCGACCTGGTGGAGTACCTCGAGGGGTGGGGGTGGACCATCCCCCTCTTCGGCCTGAGCGAAGGCCCGCGATGGCCTGACGCGAGGCAGGCGGAACTGGCGGCCCTGGACGCCGTCCAGAAGGCCATGGCGAGGGCGCGGAACGGGTACGGCCTCGACGAGCGGAAGGCGGCCCGCGTCCTCAATGTCCTGTACGAGGAAGACGCCGAGGCGACGATCGCGCTGGTCAACCACGAAGTGCCGTGGCCGAAGGGGAAGATCATGGACTTCACCCTCGACGGCGTGCGGTCGCTGCATTCCGACGACGGGCGCATGTCCGTCCTGTCCCTGGTCAACAGCCTCCTCTGGTCCGCCGGGCATGGGGCGGTTGCCGCGTGGCTCGAGCCGCCGAGGCTGGACGGGAGCCGCGACGTCCGCGGGTTCGTGTCCTTCGCCCGCGGCCAGGTCGGGCTTGCAGGCGCGGCGGAGAGGCCGGCGGAGGGGTCCTGAGCGGGAACCGCGAAACGACGACGACGGGAGGAAAGAAACGACGTGAACGAGACGATGGAACGGAAGACGGACAGCGGGATCATCCTGGTCGGAGGCGGTGCGGCCGCGCTGGCGGAGCCGCCCGTGGACGTGCCGGAGGAGGACGCCGCCGCGGAGGCCGTGCGCGGGAAGGCCGGCCAGCTGCGGGCCGAGATCGAGAAGCCGCCGATGAGCCGTGCCGCCCGGCGCGCCGCCGCCAGGGCGAAGGGACGCGAGGAGCGGAAGGTCGCGTGGTCCAAGCGCGCCGAGCCCGTGGCGGAGAAGCCGAAGACGAAGGCCGCCCGCGCGCTGACCCGTGACGAGTTCGAAACGGTGGCCACGGTGCTGTCCGTGCTGCCGCCTGAGCAGTTCGAGCCGATGATGCGGATCGTCTTCGCTGAGCGGTACGGGGACGAGGGCGTGAAGCTCGGGAACATGCTCTTCCGGCGGAAACCGTCGGCCGCGGCGAGCCTCCTGGTGGCCGGGGCTGGCGCGCCGATCTGGACGCCGGACTGAGGTGCCGAAGGCCTGCCCAGACTGTGGTCTGACTGAGGAGATCCTGAGGCGGGTCCGTGTCGGGCTGGTCGCTCAAGAATGCAAAAAATCATCGTCCCCGTTGCCATATGGTGGGGACGATGATTTTTTGCGACTTCTGCCGTAGCCTCTCGATGGAGACAGACTGTGGCATGGTATACTGTTCCGAGTGCTACCTGTTGAAGGTGGACGACCCGATGGAGCTGGCGAGGAGGGCGATCAGGATGGCGGGCGGTTTCTTCGACGAGAACGAGATGAATGAGGGCCTCGACAATGCGGGAGCCGCGGACGCGGAGGCGCTGGAACGGGCGGCTATGCTCCTCGGAAAGGTGGCCGACCTCGCCGCCCCTCTGGTCGGGACCCAACTGCATGCCGCGCTGCTGGCGCTGTCGGTGGCCGACGCTGGCGAGGTGGCCGGTGCGATGCGGGTCCTCCCTCCCCTCGCGTCCAAGTTCGGGTTTCCCGCGGGGGACGCCCTGCGCGCCTTCGCCGCCCTGACCCGCGGCGGGATCCGGCCTTCGACGGCCGCCTCGTGCGTGGCCTCCCTCCTGGGCCAGCTGCCGTCCGTGGGGAACGGCCTGGTCGAAGCCGTCGCGGCCGCGGCGGCGGTGAAGGGTAACGATCCTGAGCCGTGGGGCGGCGTGGAAGCCTTCATGGCCGCGATGGTCGTGAAGGACGTCGGGCTGCCGGCGTGGCCGAAGAGGGACGCGAAGTAGGGCCGCCGAACGTACCCGCGCGACCCCGAAGCCGGGGCCATGTCTCTTCTCCGACAACGGAACTTCAGACCCGATCGGGGCCGGCCATCCGCATTGTGGCCGGCCCTTCCATTTCCGTCCGGGGCCGTTGAAAATCCCTGAAGGAACCTGCCGGGGCGGGCGCTGAAACAGGGGAGGCCGGGCGCGCGTCGGGAGCCGCCGTCCGGACGCTGCGATGAGGAACGGAACCGATGTCATTCCAGGCTTCGCCGGACGATGGGCATGAGCATGAACGGGCGCTGTACCGGAACACATGCGGGCGCTGTGGAATGGAGATGGCCGCGGACCATGACTTCACGCGGACGCCGTTGTTCCGCGAGGGCGGGCGCCTCGTGGACATGGCCAGGGAGATGGCGGACGCCGTCAGGACAGGCCTCGAAGAGGGGTGGCCGGTCGACGAGCTGGTGCTGCACGAGAAGGCCGACGCGCTCGATGATCAGGCCGGCCTCGTGGAGCATCTCCTGACCGGCGGCGAGGGGGATCCCGGATGTCCCGTGGGCGATCCGGACTGCCTGAACCGATCGGACGAGGAGCACGACGGCTGCAAGAGGCCCGCTCCTCGCGTCCTGCCGCTGGAGGGCCTCGATGCCGACGCGCTCTACAGGTGCCCGGCGTGCGGCGGGGAGAAGCGCCTCGCCGTCCGATGGGGGTTCGAGGCGCAGGAGGTCCGCGTCTTGTGCCTGGGCGGGTGCGCCGTGGAGGCGATCGCGGCCGCCGCGGGGGACGGCTTGTTCGACCCGCCAGCCGCCGCGGAGAACCTCCGATGAGCGCGCCGATCGTGTTCCCGCCGCCGGTGGAGCTCGAGCCGGGGGAGATCGTCGTGGACCTGTTCGCGGGCGGAGGCGGCGCCAGCGAGGGGATCAAGTGGGCGCTCGGGCGCGGGCCCGACGTGGCCGTGAACCACGACGCCGCAGCCGTGTCCCTCCACGAGCGCAACCACCCGGACACGATCCATTACCGCTCCGACGTGCTGGAGGTGGCCCCGCGTTGCGCCGTGTGCGGCCGGCGTGTCGGCCTTCTGTGGGCGTCCCCGGACTGCCGGCACTTCTCGCGGGCGAAGGGTGCCGCGCCTGTCTCGAAGCGGGTCCGCGCGCTGGCCTGGGTCGTGGTCAGGTGGGCGCGGGACGTGGGGCCGCGCGTGATCGTCCTGGAGAACGTCGCGGAGTTCCGGGATTGGGGCCCGCTCGACGCCGACGACAGGCCGATCCCGGAGCGGAAGGGCGAGACTTTCCGCAAGTGGGTCGCCGCCCTGCGGGCCTTCGGGTACGCGGTCGAGTGGCGCCTCTTGTCCGCCTGCGACTACGGGGCGCCGACGATGCGCAAGCGCCTGTTCGTGGTGGCGCGCCGCGACGGCCTGCCGATCGCGTGGCCGGCGCCGACCCACGGCCCTTCCCTCCTCGCGTACCGCACCGCGGCGGAGTGCATCGATTGGAGTCTGCCGTGCCCGTCGATCTTCCTGACCCGGGCGCAGGCGAAGAGCCTCGGGTTCGATGTGAACAGGCCCCTCGCGGAGAAGACCCTCCGGCGGATCGCTCGTGGCGTGTGGAAGCACGTCCTCCTCGCGGAGAAGCCGTTCCTCGTGCGCGGAGCCGGGGGCGTCGTGGGGCCGACCCTGGTCCAAGTAGGGTACGGGGAACGCGAGGGGCAGGCGCCGCGGGTGCCCGACCTGCACAGGCCGCTCGGGACCGTGGTCTCCGGTGGGGAGAAGTTCGCCGTCGCGGCCGCCCTGCTGGTCAAGCACTACGGGGGCCACGAGGGGAGCGGGAAGCAGCTCGACCTGCCGATGGACACCGTGACCGCGATCGACCATCACGCGCTCGTCGAGGTGGGCCTGACGGGCGGGCGGGAGGAGGAGTCCGCGGCCTTCCTGACGGCCTACTATGGGACCGACCAGAACCTCCGGCTCGACCTGCCGCTGCCGACCGTCACGACGAAGGACAGGTTCAACCTCGTGATGGTGGACGGGGTCGCGCACGAGGTCGCCGACATCGGCATGCGGATGCTGGAGCCGCGCGAGCTCTACCGTGCCCAGGGCTTCCCGGAGGACTACGTCATCGCGACGGACGTCGACGGGAAGCCGATGACCAGGAAGACGATGGTCCGCCTGGCGGGGAACAGCGTGCCGCCGCATTTCGCGGCCGCGCTGGTCCGCGCCAACTTTGCGATGGAGATGGAGGCCGCGGCGTGACGGATTTCATGACGATGGACTCGAGGGAGCTGGCAGAGGAGGCGAGGACGTTCGCACGGACATCCTCGACGACGGAGCGCGAGAAGGCGCTCCTCCTCGCGCTGGCCTACCGGGTGGACAGCCTGTTCGACTTGCAGTTCCGCCCGAGCGGGGACAACCATCACAATGCGATGTTGTGCCCCTACTGCAATCCGAACCGGAGCGCGTCCTGATGGGAGCGACGAGGGAGGTTCGGCAGAAGGCGTACGAGCGACGGGCGGAGGTGGCCCGCCTGGTGGAGAAGCTCGGGTCGCAGGCCGCGGCCGCGAGGGAGATGGGCTTCAGCCCGTCCTACGTCCACCAACTGATGGTCCTCTACCGGCGCGACCAGCGGAGGGGCGAGCCGGTCCGGAGGCCGTGGACGTCGGCGGAGATCGTGGAACAGATCGAGGGCAGGACGGACCTCCTCGATTACTGCGACGGTCTGTTCCGGCGGATCGTGCGGGAGAACGTGCGGATCTTGATGGAGGGCCTGCCGGAGGGCGAGTTCGTTTCGATGGATGCGATCCTCGAGCGGTTCGCGGGCCTGCTGCGGGACGACGCGGAGAAGCTCCTGGAGGAGGCCGAGAACCTCGACCTGCACAGGGGAGGCCGGCCGTGACCATCGCGATCCAGGAGGAGCTGCCGGGCACGAAGGAGCCGGCGCGGAGCGTGTCCTTCTCCCAGAAGCGGATCCTCCGGTGGATCATGGACCTCTGGGCGCCCGACGGGTTCGAGCTCGATCCGACCTACGCGAGGGGGGCGATGTACCGCGGCGGCGACATCCCCCAGCCGCGATGGAAGTTCGACCTGGCGCCGTCGATCCCGGGCGTCGAGAAAGCCGACGTGCGGAGCCTCCCCCTCGAGTCCGGGATCGTGGCCTCGACGATGTTCGACCCGCCGTTCCTCCACCACGCCGGCGAGGGGTCGCGCATGGGCGCCCTGTATGCCTCGTATTTCAACCAGCGGGAGCTCCATGCGATGTACGCCGACGCGCTGCGGGAACTGTGGCGGGTGGCCGCGCCGGCGGGGATCCTGGCCTTTAAGTGCCAGGCCCTCATCGAAGCCGGGAAGTTCGTCGCGACGGACTGCGCCGTGCTCGGCATGGCCGTGAAGGTCGGATGGGTGGACGTGGACCGGTTCACCCTGGTTTCGAAGAACCGCATCAAGGGCCACAACCACGATCGGCAGGTCCACTCGCGGCGGTACGACTCCACCTTCTGGGTGTTCCAACGGCCGCGTGGCCGCGTACGGTCTTTCATGGCCGGTGCGCCGTAGGGAGGACCCGTCCTGGCCGCGAACCCGGACGATCAGGAGGTGGCCTCCGATGTCCGAAGCGCTCCCCGCCCTCCTCGCGTCATTCGCCCTCGCCGTGCTGGTCGCGGCGGCGGTCCGGCGCCTGTGCAGGCGGGCCTGCGACGAGGGGTTCCTCGAGCGGGCGGCGCGGGTGGAGCGGGAGGTCCTTTCCGAGTACGGATGGGAGGAACGACGACGATGGCCGCTCAAGAGGGGTACGAGAACAAGGGCATTCTGGTTCCCGAATGGGACCGGAGAAACCGGGACTTCAGGGAGCGCGACCTCGCCTCCAAGAAGGGCCCGAATCGGGAGGAACGCAAGCATGACGGAAGCGACGGCCACGCCGACTTCGGCGACATCTCCAACGACTGAGGCGGGAGTCCAAGACCTGGAGGCCCGCCTGAAGAAGCTCATCGCGGAGAAGGTGGAGGAGGCCGAGCGGCCCCGCGAATGGCAGTACAGTCTGACCCTGACGACCAACGCGAAGGGCGAGGTCCAGCCGACCATCAAGGTCCGGGCGGACTGGCAACCGGAGCAGGCCGTGAAGCTCCTGCTGGAGATCGACAAGACGATCCGCGAGGCCCTCGGCGCGCGGTACGCCGGCGGCGGGAAGGCCTGACGGTGGATGCCGGTCCGGGACGCCTGTCGATCAATGGTGAGCCTGCCGGGGATGTCTCGGGCGACGTCGTGGTAAGCCTGCCGGCCAGGAAGATCCACATCAACCCGGCCGACTTGCCGCCGTACGCGAAGGAGTGCGCGTCCATCGACCTTGGGGGCTATCCCGTGGAACTGGATGAGTCCGTGCCGGCCGGGTACGTCGAGGTGAGGGAGGGGCGGAAGGTCCTCGGCAGATTCGAGCTCCAGGGCGGCTAGGACGTCCGCCACGGTCCACGGGCGGCTTCGGGTGGATGGAGGGAAGTCCGATCTCTCGCGAGAAGCAAGCAACTTCGTTCGGTATCCTATAGTGCCTTGGGCGCCGGCCCGTGTCGGAGTACCACCCGCCGCGGGCCGTTTTCTTTCCGTTCAAACGCGAGGAGGGAGGCCGGCTGGCGGCGCGAACTGGAGGGCATGGGCAACTGGACGATCAACATCGAAGGCGTCGGACCCCATGGGGATCCGGAGGTGGAGTACAACGCCGAGGCCATCGCGGCCGTGGCGGTGGAGGAGCTGCGGAACAACGGCCACACCGTCACCCATGCGACCGTGACTTCCGGCGGGGCCATTGACGTGAAGGACCTGGCCAACTAGTATTCTGCGCGGGCCGCGAGGCCGTTGTGCGCCGAGGGGGCAGCATGATGCGCGCCCCGAATCTCCATGGCACTCCCGTGGAAGGAGGCTCCATCTCTCTGCGGGAGCCTCCGCCGAAGCCTCCCGCGCCGGACTCGACCCCGGCGGATGCGGGAGGCTTCGGTCTTCCGTGCAGGAGGGCGGGGCGGTCGGGCGCGAACGTGGAGGCGTCATGGCGAAGGCGTCGGGAGAGGTCCGGGACCGGATACTCGGTCTCATCAACGTGAAGGCGGGAGAGCTCCTCCCCAATCCGCGGAATTGGCGTGATCATCCGCCGGCCCAGCGGGACCTGATGGAAGGGCTGCTCAATGCGATTGGATTCGTCGGAGCCGCGCTCACGATCACGGTGAAGGCTGGCGCGACGGTGGAGCTGGAGGACGGCTCGACGCTGGTCCTCGACAGGGACCGTCCGATGCTGGTCGACGGCCACATGCGCCAGGAGATCGCGGAGTCCCATCACCCGGATCAGGAGGTGCCGATCCTCCTGACGGACATCGAGTCGATCGAGGAGGCCGACGAGCTCCTCACGGTCTACGACCCGATCAGCGCGATGGCGAAGACGAACCACGCGAAGATGGCCGGCCTGGCTGGCTCGATCGCGACCGGCGTCGACGCCGTGGACAAGGCGCTGGCGGACATGCGGCTGGAGGCCGTGGCCGAGGTCGTGGACCGGGCCAAGATCCCCGCGAAGGGCGGGGGGAGGGAGGCGTGCCTGACATGCCCGCAATGCAGCGCGAAGTTCCCGCGGCAGTAGAGAAGACGATCGAGAAGGTCTTCCGGAACCGGATCGTCGGGTTCGACCGCATCCGAGCGGACAAGCTCGTGCCGCACCCGGAGAACTGGCGGGAGCACCCGGAGGAGCAGACCTCGGCGCTGGCCTGGATCCTGGAGAAGGTCGGCTTCGCAGGGGCCGTCATCGTGCGCCCGCTCGGCGACGGCCTGTTCCAGATCCTCGACGGCCACGCGAGGGCGAAGCAGGCCGGGAAGCGGAAGGTCCCGTGCCTGGTCACGGACCTGTCGGAGGAGGAGGGCCGCGTCGTGGTGGCGACCTTCGACCGCGTGGGCCAGCTGGCCGGCGTGCGCCGCGAGCGCCTGGCCTCCCTCCTCGCGTCATTCCGCAACCGGAGCGCGGCCGTGGGGAGCCTCCTGTCCGGCCTGGCGGCGCAGATCGCCCCGCCGCGCGTGGAGTTCAAGCTCCTCGATGAAACCCTGGCGGAGGGCGTGGTCATGGCGAAGTGCCCTGAGTGCGGATTCGAGTTCCCGAGATGAGCGCGACGATGGAGGTCCCGGCCCTCTTCTACCACGGCGACTATGCCGCCGATCTGGAGGCCGCGTGGGCCGACCACGTGGCGCCGCGGAAGGCCGACGCGCCGACCGTGGTCTCCCTGTTCGCCGGGTGCGGAGGCTCGAGCCTCGGTTACTCCATGGCGGGCTTCAGGGAGCTGCTGGCGGTCGAATGGGACGCGAACGCGGCGGAGTGCCTGCGCGCCAACTTCCCCGACGTCGAGGTATACCATGGCGACGTGACCAAGCTCGAAGGCGAGGAGGCCCTTTACCTCACCGGCCTCGTGCCCGGGCAGCTCGACGTCCTCGACGGGTCCCCGCCGTGCCAGGGCTTCAGCACCGCCGGCCGGCGTCAGACGGACGATCCGCGCAATGGCCTGTTCCGTGAATACGTCCGCCTCCTGGGCGTCTTCAAGCCGCGGGCGTTCGTCATGGAGAACGTGAGCGGGATGGTCAAAGGCAAGATGCGCCTGCTCTTCGTGGAGATCCTGGAGGAGCTCAAGAAGGCCGGGTATCGCGTGGCCGTGCGCCTCCTCAACGCGAAGTATTTCGGGGTCCCGCAGAGCCGCGAGCGAGTGATCTTCGTCGGCGTGCGGGAGGACCTCGGGCTCGAGCCGTCGCACCCGGAGCCGAAGACCTGGCCGATCCCCGCGAAGGTGGCCGTCCGCGGCCTCACCCGCGAGCAGCGGGAGGCCGTGCCGCAGAAGGACATCGCGGAGAAGTATGTCGAGTGGTGGAAGTCCATCCCGCCGGGCGACAACGCCAGCGCACTGCACGAGAGCGGGACGCACTTCAACGTCCTGGCGAAGCTCGACCCGGAGCGGCCGTGCCCGACCATCGTCAAGAGCGCCAGCGACCACTCCTTCTCCTCGTTCGTGCATTGGGCCGAGCCGCGGTTCATCCACGTCGCGGAGGCCATGCGGTTCGCCTCGTTCCCCGACGACTTCATCTTGACCGGCGAGTACAAGGACCGGATGAGCCGCATCGGGAACAGCGTGCCGCCGCTGCTGATGCGCGCGGTCGCCTGCAACCTGCGGAAGATCCTGGAGGCCTGACATGGAGAGCAAGAGCAGCAGGCGGAAGCTCGACGGGGAAACGATGGAGAACTTCTGCACGAAGATGCGCAACGATGGCGCGTCGCTTGCGGAGATCGTGGCGGCCGTCGAGAAGAAGTTCGGGCGGCCGTACACGAAGCAGGCCGCCAGCAAGGCGATCCAGCGGGCGCTCAAGAAGGCGATCCCCCCCGACGACCTCCTGACCGATGCCGACGTGGAATCGCTCGAGCGGGAGCGGTTCGCGTTGGAGTGCCGCCGCGCCGAACTGACCTTCATCGAAATCGCTGTTCAGGTGAACAAGAAGTACGGGACCAAGATCGGGGACGGCGGCGCGCGGCGGCTGGTGGCGCGCGCGCAAGCCAGGCGAGCCGTGGAGATCGTGGTGGAGGCGGGCAAGCTCAAGGAGCGGATGATCGACAGGTGCCTCGGCGCCATGCAGGCCGTGTATCCCGCCGTCCTGGCTGGCGACATGAACGCCGTCACGAAGATGTTGGAGCTCGACAAGCGCCTGTGCGAACTCACGAAGATCCGCCTGTTCGACCCGAGGACGCTGGAGCTGGCGGGCGAGGACGGGCGGCCGATCCAGGTGGAGAACCTCACCCTCAAGGACCGCCTCTCGATGCTGGAGTCCCTGGCGGGAGGGGAAGGCCCCCCGGCGGGCGGCTATGTTGACCGGACCGATCCGCAGCCATCCTGAGCAACCGCCGGAGTCCGACGTAAGGCGGGACCTCAACGCGCTCCTCAACGTCCAGCGGGTGGTCCCGAGGTCGCCGCGCCACCTGTGGCAGCTGGTCTACGTCCTCTTCGGCGTGCGGATCCCGTTCGCGAGGTGCTGCCCGCATCATAAGGCGCCGTTCGAGGCCTTCTCCGACGCCTTCTTCGCCCACCAGCCGATCAGCGTGTGGCACGCGTCTAGAGGCTTCGGCGGCAAGTCCTTCCTCCTCGCGTTGCTCTCCCTCACCGAGCAAGTCCTCCTGGGCGCGAGCGTCAACCTCCTGGGCGGCTCCGGCGAGCAGTCGAAGCGCGTCCACAGGTACATGACGGGCGAGGACCCGAACGCGAAGGGGCAATTCTGGCAGGCCCCGAATGCGCCGCGCTGGCTCCTCGCGTCGGATCCGACCCAGACGGAAACCAACCTGATCAACGGGGGCTACCTCAAGGCGCTGATGGCGTCGCAGAAGTCCGTCCGCGGTCCCCACCCCCAACGGTTGCGGCTCGACGAAACGGATGAGATGGACCTCGAAATCTTCGATGCGGCGATGGGCCAGACGATGGGCCGGCCCGGGATCCCGTCGCAGACCGTGTGCTCCTCGACCTGGCAGAACCCGAATGGAACCATGACGGAGATCCTGAAGCGAGCCGCGGAGAAGGGGTGGCCGGTCTACCGCTGGTGCTACCGCGAGAGCATGGCCGCCGAGGGCGGATGGCTCGATCCGCTCGAGGTGGAGCGCAAGCGCCAGCAGGTCACCAAGGCGATGTGGGAAACCGAGTATGAGCTGCAGGAGCCGAACCCGGAGGGCCTGGCGATCGACCGCGAGGCGGTCCGCGACCTGTTCGACCTGCGGCTGAGCAAGGGAGTTCGCCATCCCGGCGTGGAGAACGTGGAGCTCACCTTCATCCGCCCGGGCCCCGGGCGTAAATTCTACCACGGCTCGGATTGGGCGAAGACCCGCGATTGGACGGTCATTCATTCCATGTGGCGGAACGCGGATGGGCAGGACGTCCTCGCGGCGTGGACGCGCACCGGCCGCCGTCCGTGGGATCAAATGATCGGCTTCCACAACGCCAGGGTGAAGAGGTACGGGGGGCCGTCCGTGCACGACGCGACCGGGGTCGGGAGCGTGTGCGCGGACTACCTCGAAGTTCCTTCGCAGGGGTTCGACTTCAGCGCCGCGAAGGCTCGTGCCGACATGCTCTCCTCGTACATCGCGGCGATCGAGCGGAGGGACATCGTCTACCCGGCGATCGACTACGTCGAAGGCGAGCACAAGTTCGCGACGTGGAACGAGATTTACGGGAGCGGCCACTTGCCCGACACGATCGCGGCCGGAGCGATGGCCTGGCTGGCGAAAAAGCGGGAGGGAATGGATGCCATCAAGATCGGGATGGTCTGAAGCGGGAGGCCTCGTCGGCCTCCTTCGCCGTTTCCTGGTGGGCGCGCCGCCGGCCCCTGTGGCATCCGCGAATGAAGCTGCGACCAGCCTCGGCCGGCGGTACATGGCCGACCTTGCGCGCAAGTCGATCACCATCGCGCAAGCGCTTCCGACGACTCAAGCGAACAAGCCCCAGGCGAAGGAGTGGACTGCCTCCGAAGCCGTGTCCGGCGGGTTCAAGTCCTCGCATTGGGTGTACGCCTGCATCAAGGCCCTGATGGACACGGGGTCGTCCGTGCCGTGGGTGGTGGAGCAGCTGCAGAAGGGCGCGGAGTACGTCCGCGTAGAGCAGGACCATCCCCTCGGCGTCCTGTGGGATCGGCCGAACCCGTTCATGACGGGGCAGGACCTGCGCCAGCGGATGATCGCGCACCTGTACCTCGCGGGCAACTCGACGACCACGAAGATCCGCGTCGGGGCGTTGAAGGGCGGCATCGCGGAGATGTGGCCCCTCAACCCCGACCAGATCAAGCCCGTCCCGAACACGATCGACTTCATCACCTACTACGAGCACAAGGTGGGCTCGAAGACGGCGAAGATCGCCCCGGCCGACCTGCTCCATGTACAGTTCACGGACCCGGCGAACCCGTATTGGGGGATGTCCCCGATGCAGGCCGGCGAGAAGATCATCGAGACCGAGGTCGACTCGGTCAACTGGTGGCGCGTCAGCCTGCAAAACCGCGTGGTCCCCGACGGCGCGTTCACCTTCCCGCAGTCCCTCTCGCAAGAGCAGTACGACGAGGCGATGGAGCTCATCCGATCCCAGAAGATGGGCTCCGACAACGCCAGGAACATCATGCTGCTCGGCAATGACGCGAAGTTCACGCGGATGTCCCTCACCCCCGCCGAGCTGGACTTCATCGAAAGCCGCCGCATGACGCGGATCGACATATGCGCGCTGTTCCGAGTGCCGCCGCCCATCGTCGGGATCTACGACGATGCTACCCTCGCGAACATCCAGACCGCACGGAAGATCTTCTGGCTCGACACGGTCCTGCCGATGCTGTCCGATCTGATGGACGCGATCAACCTCGGCCTGGCGACTGAATGGGGCGTCGACCAGGTGGGCCGTCCCCTGTTCCGGCTGAGGTACGACGTCTCCAACGTGGAGGCCCTGCAGGAGGACCTCGGCGCGCTGGTGGACGTCGCCGAGAAGCTCTTCGGGATGGCCGTCCCGTTCAACGTCATCAACGAGCGGCTCAAGCTCGGCTTCAAGGAGTTCAAGGGCTGGGACGTCGCCTGGATCGGGGCCAACCTCCTGCCGGCCGCCGACGCCATGGCGGCCCCCGCGGCAGAGGAGTCCGGGGCGAAGGGCCTGCCTGGCGGGAAGCCGATCGACGCTACGTTCAGCGTGGAGCTGGGCGCCGTGGAGTCGAAGTGGGAGAAGGTCCTTTCCCTCGCGTCCGGCCGAAAGGCGCTGCCGCCGCATGAGGAACGCGAGGAGGCAGCCGAGGACCTCGCTGAGGTGGCCGAGGAGCTCAAGGCCGTGGGCGTCACGACCGAGGAGCGGAAGGTCCGGTATTGGAAGGCGTTCGACCGCCGCCGCCAGGGCCATGAGCGCGCGCTGCAGGGCCGCGCGCGGGCGGTCTTCTCCGACGAGGGCGACGCCGTGGTCGACGCGTTCCTCCACGGTGAGGATTGGGAGGCGAAGGTCGATTCGAGCGCCCGCGCCTGGGAGGCCCTCTTCCTCGCGTCCTGGCGGGAGATGATCAAGGTCTTCGGAGGCGCGACCGCGACGACGCTCGGCGGACGGACGAAGAAGGACGAAGGCGAGGGCCTCGAGGAGAAGGCCGGCGCGGAGAGGTGGATCTTCGACCCGTGGACGGACGAGGTCCAAGCCGCCGTCCGCTCTTTCGTGGCGAGGAAGATCGTTCGCGTGTCCCGCACCACGAAGGAGCGCGTCCGAGCCGTGGTCTCCCAGGCGTTCGAGGACGGGCTGAGCGTGCCGCAGACGGCCGGCCTCATCAAGCAGATCTACTCCGGTTTCGATACCTACCGTTCGCATGTCATTGCGAGGACGGAGGTCGTCGGCGCGTCCAACTATGGAAGCCGGCAGGCCGCGATCCAGTCCGGCGCCGTGAAGGGCCGGACCTGGCTCTCCTCGCGTGACGACCGCGTACGCGGGACGCAGCCGAGCGACAAGACGAACCACGTCGGGATGGATGGCCAGCACGTCCCGAACATGACGGACCCTTACGCGGGGACTCTGGTCAAGCCGATGATGTTTCCTGGCGACCCGACCGGGGACGCGGCGGACGTGATCCAATGCCGTTGCGTCGAGGTGTACGAGACATGATCTTGCCCGCGGTTGAAGGCGCTTCCAGGAAGGGCGCCCCTACCGTCGAACGATTCAAGCGAATGACGATCTAGGAGGCGAAGCCAATGTTCCCGGTCCCTTTCAGCGTGAAGGACATGGAGGCCGCGATGAAGGCCCGCGCCGGCCTGGAGTTCAAGACCCTTCCCGGTTCGATGGAGTTCAAGGCCGCCCAGGATGGGAACGGCATGCTGTTCCAGGGGTACGCGTCCACTTGGGACATAGACCTCGGCGGGGACGTCATCGTGAGGGGCGCCTTCTCGAAGACGATCGCCGAGCGGGGTCCGCAGGTCGGAGCCGACGGGCGGATCCGTTCGAAGATCAAGGTCCTGAGCCAGCACATGCCCTGGTGGCCGATCGGCCTCCCGACGAAGATGGCGGAGGACGACATCGGCCTCTTCGTGGAAGGCCGCATTTCCGACACGGCCATGGGCCGCGACATGATGACGCTCATCAACGATCTCGTGGTGGACAAGATGAGCATCGGCTACCTCGTGATCAAGAGCAACTACAACAGCGAAACGGATGTCCGCCAGCTGACGGAGATCAAGCTGTACGAGTTCAGCCCCGTGACCTTCCCGATGAACGAGGCGGCCGACATCCATTCCGCGAAGCAGGACTCCGACCGCCTGGGCAGGCTCCTGGACGCGCTCAAGGAGATGAAGACCGTCGACGACTTCTTCCGCCTGCAGGAGATCCTGAAAAAGGACTCGAACGCGGGAATCCATTCGATCCTGTCCGCACTCGCCGAGAAGGCCGCAGAGCACTCCGAGCCGCCCGTCGCGCCCGAAGAGGCGAAGGGCACCGAGGAGCCGCAGGCGGCGGAAGATGCCGGCCAGCCGCGGGAAAAG